TTAATTTTAGCCGGCATAAATTTTTTACACGGCGCGCCCGGTGGTCGCGCCCTACATAATTATATTTCCGTGTAAATCAATCTTGCCGGAAACTGATATTTTGCCATGCCGTTGTCGTAAATCTGCGCAAGCTGCGGAGAATTTGCGAGATTCTGCAATTCATAATTTCCGCATTTATCTCCAAAATCTGGATAATTGCCATCGGTCTCCATATTGTCAATCCAATCCTGCCATTGTCTTAACGCAAACATATTCTCTATATTTACGTTGTCCGTCGTATCCGATAACGGAAACATTACCTGAAACATAAAATCATAATGCTTTAAACTCGAACCGTCGATATATTTCTCCGCGAAAGTTTCCCCCGATACCGGAGATACCGAACAGCTTCCGTTATGTTCAGCCAGCCAGTTCATTTTAAGTCCGTCCGTAAGATACGGATTCTGCCCAGCCCATTCAATTAACCGTTCTTCTTTGTTTATCTTTTCGCCCATTGAAATTAACTCCCTATCTTTTTGATATAATTGTTTACGCGTCCTGTTAAAACGCCTTTGTTTGCCATAACCATAGCTTTGTCCCAATATGCCGACGCTTTTTCGTGTCTGTCGCGATTAAATTTTTTCTTTTCCCCGTAATAACAGGAGCTTGCATACGGCTGAACATACGTCACCGTTCCTCTGTTATTTACGGCAGATATATTCGCCGTATTGCATAATGCGCCAGTTTTCATCGGAACATATTCGTCCATCAGTTTTTTTGCTTCACCCGCCGCATACAACGCCGTTTTATCGTTGAGCCCCGTATCTTTTATAATTTGAGATATTGGCTTGTATAATCTTATATATATTGACATTGACATGACTAATTACCCGTAAGCCGCAAGTGCCGTCCTCTCATATTATTTTCAAGATTACGCGATACGGATTTTATCGCCGTTATATTCGGTGCAAGCATTTGTCTGAGCCCGCCCGCCGTATATGGCAATATTCCCGTAATATCAAAGCTATTGCCGTAAACTCCCAAAGCCGCAATGTCCCCTTCTTTTATGTTCAGTTCAGATATACCGTCAAAATACGGTATTATTATTACAGTTCTGTTATAAATATTCGACGTTCCGTTATTTACTTCACGCTCAGTATAATTTCTCCACTTGCATTTTACCGGCAGAACAGACCTGACAAATATTTCGCCGTTTGTCTCCGGGATTTTTTCTCTTATCCACAGAGTTATATCCTGATTACAGCCCAGCATAAATTTTAGACCCCCCTGTATAACTGTTCATGAGTGAAATATAAATTTATGACTTCCCATATTTGATTATTTTGGCTTAAGTTCTCGCTCTCAAAATACTGCTCCCTGTAGTTCTCGTTGCTGAATCCCGAAAGCCTTAAATTTAACTGATTATTGCCCGAATATAATATATCCGCAATTTCATATATGCAGCGTTTGTTATCTTCCGAGCAGTTTTCAGCCGTAAACGTTTTTATATAACGCCTTATTGCTTTTTCAGCCATATCCAAATATCTCGCAAATTCTTCTTCGGGGATAACCGAATGCGCCGAGTTTTTATAATCTTCAAATGATAATGTCATTGTTATTGCCATATCCGTATCGTTCAATGCCGTTCACCTCTTGTGTTAAATTAATAAATCTTGTAGGGGCGACCGCAAGGGTCGCCCCTACATAATCCTTTTACAATAGTTTATGTTTAAGCATTGCTATGCCTATAGCCTTATTATCGGCGACTTTCTGCCAGTTTGCTGAATTTGCCAAATCGGCGTTGGTCGGCGTGGCGGTCGTTATCGCCGGATTGTTCCACGAAACTCCGAGCGGGTGCAGACATAACGCTCTTCTTGATACAAGTATGTCGTCCGAAGCCAGAGCGTCGCGGCTCATTTCTATAGGAGTGAGAGAATCCGGCACTCCGTCGCCTCTCCCGAAAACCCCGTCCGCAAACAAATAAGTGCAGTAAACTCCGTTGTCCGGGATTATTCCGTCGTCAACAATCACTTTATATCCCAGATATTTAGGGAAATCTACTATACCCTCGGAATCCGGGATATATTCTATAAGATTTTGTTTCTGCAGATATGTGAATACGGCGGAGTGCATAGCTATCGCCTTTAAATCAGACGCGGCATCTCCCAATAACTGTTTTGTGTCAAGCAGATTTACCGCGCTTATTATAGCTTTGCTTCCTGTTTCTATAGAGATGTCTTTGCAGTGCGAATCTTTAAGAGCCGAGCCGAAAATTCCGGTTAATATTGCAATTAAAATCTTCTGCTCCTGAACGTTCCACCATTTCGCAATCTGTTCTCCGGCTGCGCTCATAGGGTCGCTTCCCGCAAGAGCTCCGGCAAGTTCGTTCGCGCTCCACGCTTTTCCCCTGATTAATACAGGCGCAACGTCTCTGCCTGCGCTGATTTTTTCGGGAACGAGAGGCTCGGAATCGCTTAAAACGTCGTCCGAACCGGATAAAGGTCTCATAAAAGGCATGCTGATTGTTTTTCCGCCTTTTTCAATAAGCGAATCCAATAACGGATTGCTCTGCGCTATTCCGCTGTTGATAAGATTTGATAATTCTTTTGTCTGATTTATGACATACGGCGCAAAAAGCTCCGGTACAATCACGTCGATAATTTTTGTTTTTGCCATAATAATTTTTTCTCCTTTTTGTTTTTATTTAAAATTAAAATTTTATTTGTTTATATAAATAGTTTTTGTTTTGCCGCGGCAGCCAGATATTTCGCAATCTCCGGGTTTTCTTTGTATATCCTCGATTGCTCGCTCATATTCCAGGTGTTTTTATCAAACGGATTGTTTTTCTCCGCGTTATCCGTATTCCCGCACGGCGGTAAAATATTGCCCGCTCCCGTTCCGTCGATTCCGTCAACTGTAAGACGGTGTTTTCTTCCCGATTCAGGCGTGAATAAATCCCATAGAAACTCTCCGTTTTCGTCCGTTACTAAAGAATTTAAAAGCTCTTTAAACGAAACGCCTTCGTTTTCCGGCGCGAATATAAGTTTTTCAAAATCCGTTTCAATGCTTTGTCTTGTTCTTTCGTTCGCGAACTCAAGACCGTTTTCAGTGAGAAACGAATTAATCGTAAATATTTTATCAAGCTCCGCAATTAAAAATAAAATCTGCCCGTCCGTCATTTCACAGCCGGACATTCTGGTTTTATTCCTGTATGTTTCTATTCTTCCGCCATTTTCGTCAGTCGCTGTAATATCGCCTGTATTCTCGATTTCTTTTGTTTCCGTATCCATATAATTTTTTTCTCCTCTCTTTGTTATTTTTTATTGAGTAACCGGGCTGTTTTTCTGTCCTCGTTGAAAAGATACATACGCAGCTCCTCAAGTTTCACCGCTCCGGTATTATACCCTTCCAAGAGTTGTTTCCAGGTTTCCGCCCCGTCCTCAAGCAGTCTGTAATTCCAGTCAAACTTGACCGTATATTCTTTTGTGCTTTTCGGGCATAAACAAAAAGCGTCCGCGATTACCACGAACGCATAAACAAGTTTGTTTACTGCTTCTTCTATATTTTTTCTCATAGCGTCAACGGTTGAGAATGTGTCGAGCGTGCTTCGTTTTATCGCCGTAGCCGTAGCGTTCGGCACATTCAAGTCAGTCAGCATGCCTTTGTTTAACGAAACCGATTTTTCAAGAAGCCCGAATAAATAATCCAACCCCTCGAAATAAGACGTTTGGCGTATCTCCGGCGAAAAAACTTCCCAGAACGACTGCTTGTCAATTCCCCCGCCTGCTCTGAACAGCTTGTATAATCCGCTCTCAGGCAGCTTGCTGTCTTTGTCAAATAACAAATCGTCCGCGCCTATAAACGCTTTTTTGTTCCTGTATTCGTCCGGTATCTCGTTTAGCAAATCAAGAATCATTTTTATCAGTTTATCCTGCCCGTAAGTTATAGGCACGCCGTATGTCCCGCTGTTATTCAAGCCCGAATCTTTTTTGTTGTCAGACGGGCATTTGACAAAAGCGAAAAGCATTTGTTCAACGTTTGATATAGTAATACACTGGGGAATATCAGCCCAAGCTGGTATTTCAGAGAGCTTAACTTCCTTTCCGTCATATTTCTTATTTTTGTCGTCCTCAATTATAACGGCTTTGTTTTCGATTGTGTAAACTCCGTCTGAGCCAAGCGAATGACATTCAAATCTGACGTATTTTTTCTTTTTGTCAATATTATAACAAACGTCTGCGATAAAACCTGCTTTCGTTATGACTTCCCCGTGCTGTTCAATGACAAAAAACCTGTTCTGCGGGATAATATCAGTGTAAATCCTGCCGTTGAATATATAAGGCTTTAAAATTACTCCGCCGGTCCCGAATGCTCTTGCCGCAATCAGATGCAGTTTTGATACGCACCTTTGCAAACAGCCGTCCAGAAAATCAACGCCCACGACTTCCGCAGTTGCTTCCGAGCATACGATATTGGCAAGTTTATTTGCGAGTATCGCGCCAATATTAAACTCGGTTACGTCTTCATATTTGACAACGTAACCGAGTTCGTCAGCCTGTTCAAGCTCTGTTTTATTTATTGATTTTACGCCGAAAAGTTTTTTCAGCCGATTAATAATATCCGCAATCATATTTATAAATCACCTCCTTTCAATTTTTTTAAATACAATGGATTTTTGCGAGGTTTCCCTGATTTATGATTTCTTGATGATACTATAATATCACAAAACAATATATCATGCT